ATATCAGACTTTTTCGGAAATAGCAAGCCTTTTTTTTAATTTATTTGTATTTTTTTTCATTTTTTTCTAATTATTTTTATACACATATTCTAGTGCTCGATCCGCTTCTTTATCTAGAGGACGATTTGCATACCAATTACCAGTCTCCATATCAAGTTCTCTACACATTTTAGATATCTCATTAGCAGTAATAGGATACTTCTTCTTGATTGCATTACCTGCGATAGCAACCATTATTTGGTACATTTTGTGATACCAACCTGTGTTGTTGATAAGTCTGTACTCTGCCTCAAGTTTTCGTGGAAAGAAGGGACAATCGCGATAGGACGTCCACACCACATTAGTGTTGTCAAGTTTGTTTTTTCTGTGCTCGATAATCTGTTGTTGGATTTCGTCCGGGAGTCGTTCAAAGAATGAGTTGCCTTTTGATTTTTCTGCATAGGGGTGTTTCCTCATAAGATCATCAGGATCAATTGCGTCGCCATCATGACTGAAAATAAAGTTGTAAGCGCCAGAATATTTCGCAGGGATATAATACATGCGTGATAAGTCTTTAGTTTGAGCGTCACCGAGTTCTCCGAGTTCGGTGTTAAGAGCATGCCAGAAATGTCTGATGCGGTCACTTCTAATTCGTTCTCGCACAGGGAACACCAATCTGAACTTAGGCGAATCCAATGTACTGCTAGCAGTGCTATAGCAAACGAAGCGATAGTTAGAAAACCGATTAGATAAATCATTTTGTAAATCCCCTTTAGATTCATATTCATCAACATCAACGCAGCACCAACCACCCCAATCTACAACGTTATCATTCGCTCTTGTAGTTTTCGGTGTATAGGTTGCTGGGGATATCAACACAGCATCTTTCTTAGATACCTTTGGTTCTTCTGAAAGTTTGTATAGGAACTTTTCAAACGCATCAAAATCATCGAGATCCATGCGTTTCTCAGTTTTATTATCAAATATGTTTTTAAATACAGTAAGTGATATCATGATAAAAACGTGTCCAGACTTGTTGTACTTGGTGTGTAATTATATAGAACCAGTTCTTTTCTTTTCTTTTGATCCTTCATATAATTACCGACTGACCTCATAGTGTATGTCAAATCAAACTCCTCATGAGTCCAGTCATTCTCATCAAACCTTTCCTTCACCCACTGATCTGAGTTGTAGGATATAAGTTGATCAGCATTAGATTCATTACAATACTCAGCAAACTGATCGTGATCAAAACCTTTGTGCATACTACCTTTCTTGCCATACAACGTATCCTTAATATCATAAGGAGGATCTAGATAAACAAATGAGCTGTCAGCGTCATTTAATAATTCTTCGTATGATAGGTTTGTTATCTTCCAGTTTTTTATCAGTTCGCCATATCCCTTTAGATTATTGATACCTTTATATGTAAAGTTAGATTGTGACGCAGAGGCACTGAATGAGGATGACTCGGTCAATCCACTAAATGAACATTTATTTAGAATCCAAAAACGAATAGCACGTCCATACTCATCGTGATCCTCTTGTAAATATTCTTTACACTCTAGGAATAATTTTTTAGCAGTTTCTGGATCGGGGTGCTTCATCTTCAACTTTAGTATCGCCTCACTCATTTGAGAACCATGCGATTGAAGGTGAACCCAAAAATTATAAAGATCCCAGTACAGATCATTCACCCACACTTTTACGTGTGGATATTTTTTAGTTACAAACAATGAAACCGAACCACCGCCCAAGAATGGTTCGCGAAACTCATCGTACTCATTCATGTCTGGGAAATATATGTCGAGTTTGTTTACTGCTCGAGATTTACCACCAGGATAGCGGAGTGGAGTTTTTAGTTGTTTCAAGTTATTCATAATACAATTATTATATCATACTTCACTGTTGTTGTAAAGTCTTTTTTAAATCTGGCGGCGAATAATTAGCACCCTTCATAACCTTACCGTCTTGTCGATATATTGGTCGCCCATCAGTGCCAAGTTTGCTCATGTTACTTCTATGAACTTCGTTGAAGCAGTTATCCAGATTAATACCAAAGGCATGTCCGGCACCATAAACCACATAGAGCAAATCACTCAGGGCATCGGCAACTCCTACAATATCTTTTTCGTCCATCGCCTCTTTGAGTTCTTCTAGTTCTTCACGAATCAGTTCGTACCTCAAATCTGCAACACCTGTCCACATAGGTGTCTTTTCTACATCCTGACCGAATGCGTTCATAAAGTCTTCGACCATATCAAAATTACTTTTAGGCAAAGAAATCCTCCAATGTTTGTTGTTCCTCTTCTCGCCACCCGATAGAATCGAGAATCATCTTCAGCGGATCCAAGAAAGTTTTTTGGAACTGCATATCATAGTCTATGTATTTCTCGAGTTGAAACTCCTTAGGAAAATATCCTGGGAATGCCACAATGTTTTCTTTTATCGGATTAGGAAGTTTCATGTACATAAATTTGATGCGAGTTCCGTTTGTGATTAATTCATATTTGTTAGACAGCGATAATTCTTTTATCTTCTTGTTGTAGATAAGAGATCCCCTCACATGTATCGGTGTGCCTTTTTTGTATATCAGTTTTCTATCGCTCCACTCTGTCAAGTTTTTGACACCTCTAGGAAAAGCGATATCCTCCGGAGGCAGTGCGCGAAACTCTTTTTTGAAGTCACGAATAAATTTTTGTGTATCCGACTCGGAACCAGAGATGATCACTTTGAATATCTCTCGGAACTTTGCTCGACATACCTCTGGCGTCGAAGATTTGATTGCCTCGATACCCATCATCTTGAGTTTCGGTTCTTCATACTGCACACCCTCAGAGTTATGTACATTGAGGATATACCTTTTCTTGGCAGTCCAGATACCTTTATCGGCGATTACCTCACGTGCCATTTCCATACGTGGTTTGTGACAATTTAGTTTTGAATACAAATCTTCATAAGACTTAGCAAGTATTGGTTCAAAGTGTTCAGAGCATACCTTATCCAAAAACTGTACAGGATTTTTAGGGTTGAGTTGCTCGACTAGTGGTGCGAAGTTAACATACAAAGAATCTGTATCAATCGCGATGACATAATCTTTACCATCGGTCTTGAGAAGTTTATTCATCGCTTGGTTCATAGTCTTTTCCGCCCAACGAATAACCATCTGACCTGTGAGAGTTACACCCTCAGCAACCTTCACATCAAAATACTTGAACCATTTATTACCCAACGCACCATACAAAGAGTTCATAAGAATTTTGATTGCCATCTGCTGGTTATGTAATCTGTTTATTTCTTTTTCAGTTTCATACGTTTTTTCTTTTTGATATGTCTGCTCTGCCGCAAGCATCATGTTCTTTACAGATCTCCGGTCATCATAATAGTCAATAATGATATTGGGAATAACACCATCAAACTCTTTGTGATATACCGAACCATTAGCAGCAACAGCAACATTTCTTTGGCGAACAGCAGGGTGTAGTGGATCGCCAGGACTATCGTGAAAGTTAAGAAAATGTTCAATCGAACCATACACTTGATCAGATGGCATAGTTCCCAATGTTTCGGGTGACATATTCCACTGCACAATAATATTAGGATATAGAGAGTTGAGGTCAAAACTCACAACCCAATCATGCATGCCAACTTTAGGTTCTTTGACATAACCACCAGCAAACTCTTGCTTTTCTTCATTTGGTTTCGCTATGGTAGAAACCTTCCTGCGTTTTTGTAGATTCCTATAGATAATAGATTCCCATATATTCGTGACGCCGAATGTATCAGTATAGTTAACACCACCCTTGTATGCTATGGTCATAGCAAGTGTAATCAATCCCATCTTATCTTCGAGACGATCAACCAACTGCACATCTTTCATGTTATAGTCGATATATTTTTGGAAGTCATCTTTATATAAATTCTTCAGTGAACCAGATTCTTCAAATGATAACTTGCGTTCACCTAGAACTACATAGGCAATATGATCAAGTTTATATGATTCCATCATGCCATAGGTGTAACCAAACTTTTGAAATAATTCTAGATAGTCTAATATCTCTACACCACCCAAAGAATATCCCTCATACTCTTTGTTCATTTTCTTCACTTTGAAATGTTCGACTACACCCCATGGTGAAAACTTTTTTGCCATATCCAGACCAAGAACCTTTGCAGTTCTATTGACAAGATATGGTATATCAAAGAAGCGAACGTTCCATCCTGTGATGACGTCTGGCATTTTTTCTCGTGAGGAATAGAAGTCTAGGAACTTAAGAAGAAGTTGCACCTCATCTTCGCATTGAGTATATCGCACAGGTTTTATAAGTGCAGCATCCTCGTCATACTTGCCGCATGCCCAGACCCAATAAGTGTTGTCGATATTATTTTTGAGAGTGATGGCAGTGATTGGTTGATCTGCCTTTGAAGGTTCGGGGAACCCATCATCATACTCTGTTTCGATATCAATGGTGGATACATTGATAAGGTCACGATCCCATTCTATATCTCTTGGATATTTACTCGTGATATATTGGTGGATATAATTGGTGGTGCCATATATTTTAAATCCACCGACATCCTGATATTCCTCGATGAACTTTCTTGCCGCACTCATAGAATCAAATTCTACAGGGGAAACCAACTGATCATCGATGGCACGCCACCCCTCATCTTTTTTAGAGGGAATGAAAAGTGTTGGTTTATAAAATTTATCTTGTTTATAAATTCGTTTTCCCGCAGAGTCGTATCCTCGGTAAAGGATACTGTTGCCCATGCGAAAAACTGATGTGTAAAATGACATACAAACTCCTAATAACAAAAACTATTATATCATAAAACGTCGGAGATGTAAAGCTAAATCGCAAAACTTTCACCACAACCACAAGATGCAGTTGCGTTGGGATTTATGACTTTTAGATATGCACCACCCAACTCGGTAACATAGTCTATCGTACATCCAGCAACATACATTTCTGCCATTGGATCTAGAACCAAACAGTCACCTAATGGTTCACTCCAATTTACATCAGGCCAGTTTTTCTTAAAGTCCCAAACATATTGGAACCCTGAACAACCACCACCCTTTACACCGAGTGTGACAAAATCGTCACCTCGGACTTTATCCAGATATTCTATTGCTGCATTAGTTAGTTCAACCATCATCCACCTATGGTAGATTCAACTTTTTTATTTTCATGGTGTAAATCAGTAAAGGCGAAAGTCATTTCTGTGCCTTCCGGATTTTCGAATATTATTTTATATTCAACATTCGTACCATGAGTTAATCTATAGATTGCTCTCATCAATTCAGATTTAGTCAATTGCTCTCATCCTTTCAACAAGGCGATCAGCGCGATTAGTTACCTGACGATACCAACGAGAATCTACCATTTCATCTGCTGCGGCATTCCAATCGCGAGCATCAACACCTGCCTTCATTCCTTTGAATTTAGAAAGTCTTGGATACCCAAGATTGAAACACATGTTGGCGATGATGAGTTGGGCTTCTTCTGGCAGTTCGTCGAAGTCATCATATAATTTGTGACAGTCGTCAAGTGTGATTTGTATATCCTGTTCGAACGCTGAAGCCACTCGATCGTCTGAGACTGACTCACCAACTTCCCATCCATATTCTGGATCTTCTTCTCGTACGAGGTGACCAATGCCAAAAGTAGGCAAACCCAAATGATCCAAGTATATTTCATGCTTGACTCCTTCATCGAGTTCGAGGTCTGCTCTTAATTTTTCTATATTCATATTACCACGTTGCTCCTTTTACTTCCATATAACAATTATGATCGGGTCTGCTATCTGCTTGCTGAACCCAATTTAGTTCTTGAATTAATCTATTATACCAATTTTTATCATGCTCATCGTGAGCTTTATTCATATCATCCATCAGTTGACTGATACGTTGTTTGATATAATTTTTCCTACGATTTTCTTGCACATTATTATATCTGCGTCTCATTAGGTGTTCTCCTTTACAAAAGAATCTGGGATGTCTCGTATAGGTAATTCACAATCACATCCGTAACATACATCATTATGACATTCTTTACATTCGGTGGTCAAACAATGACAGCGATGACCACATTTCTTACAATGTCTTATTGATCCTATCATACATGCCTCCATATATTTAAGGGAGCAAGTCGCCCTGCTCCCTTTTATTTATATTTTTCTTTTTAGATACTCACTGATGCGTTTAACAGTTTTGGGATTCATTAGTATTTTGTCCCATATCCGTTAATGTCTGCAGTGAGTCGACGCTCAAGTTCTGCAAGAGTATATGTTGATTCACGATACTTCAATGGTTGTCCCATTGGTGTACCTGGCCAACCACCAGTTTTTGCATCGCTGAAGCGCAAACTAAAAATTGATTTTAACCATTTCATCTGTAATACTCCTTTAATGTCTTATCGTTTAAAATTGCGACGATACCATCATAGTTCTCGTGCGGATATTCGTGCCTAAGCAATACTGCCAATTTTTGATTGGTTTCAATTTGCCTAGAAACTTTTATCGCTGTACCAAGTGACGTAAAAAAATCACCGACAAATTTAAACGGTGGCTTGAATACATCAAGCAGACTTCTTGAGTGTTTTAGTGCGAGTGTTGCCATTTTTTTCCTCATAAGATCCGATTGTGATTTTACGAGGCAGCTTTTCTGCAGGTAGAACGACTTCTAAATTAACAGTCAAAATCCCATCTACAAGATCAGCTCCAGTTACTTCGGTGTATTCCGACAGTCTAAATGACTTTTTCCAGTTACGAGCACTAATACCTTTATGCACATATGAACTTGGCGCACGACGCTGTGGTCGGTTGCCGCTGACAGTCAAGATGTGATCTTTGACCTCAATATCGATATGTTCTTGTTTAAATCCTGCCACTGCCATTTCGAGAGTATATTTCATCTCTTCGTCTTTTATGACATTGTGTGGTGGATAGGTATCCTTCGAGTGCTGGTGAATATTTTCCAGTTGGTCGAAGATGTGGTCGAAACCAAGAAATGCGTTTCGCGGATATGCGAATGATCCAGTCATATTGTCCTCCTATTGACTAGCAAGGTTAAATGAGATCCGTACATCGGCATCTCAATACTATATATAATTATTCGTGATTCAGTTGTAAACCCCCATCACGAACTTTTTCTATAATTTCTACAACATTATGCGGTTTACATTTTTCATATGGGTTTCTATCTGCACCAAAGTGTGATATCCCATCTTCCGCATCAAAATATTTTATAATACTATCTTCTAGAATTATGAAGTGTCGCCAGATCCTTTGTCCTAATCCTAAGTGTGATCTATCGACATACATTTCGCAATCTGATGCAAGTTGCCCAAGTCCGTCATTATACCAACCAATCCCACCGTTTATATTATGGTGTTTCATCCAAGCATCTAAAATCCATGGCGATTCATCACATCCAAATATTATTTTATCAACACCAAGACTTTGTATATCAGATTTAAAGTTGTTGTAATCTTTCAACTGTTGATTACTAACTGGTTCAAAACATCCAGGGATACCAAGATAAAGAATCTTACGACCATCAAATATCTTAGATCCGTATGTTATATCGATGTCACCTCTAGAATCTAATAACCATGTATGTTTATTTGGTATTGTACGATTAATCATGTGTTGCCACATCTGATCATAACCAATCATTATTTACTCCCGATATTATATTTTGGGCAAAGTTCCCACTCCTGTTTTTCTTTGTATGGGATAATCTTTATTTGCCTCATTGGTGCTAATGGTTCAACCCTCTTAGCATTTTCAATACTAATTAAACCCCAATCACTCATAAGTTGAGCAATCGTGTTTCTACGAGCAATATCATTTTCCTCAAGATTTGATTTCTTACCATCCAGCAAAAACAGTTCTTTAAAATGCACAATGAAATACCTACCCTGTTTGTGCAGGATGTGGCATGACTGAAACAGTTTCTTATCTTTGCGAGATGCGACTCCGATACGAGTCAGTGTTTCGCGAACCTTCAAAAAATCATCTGGTTCGTTAAGTGTAATTTCCAGCATAGACGCTGGTGTCCATTCAACAACTTTATTTTCTTCCACCTTTATCCACCTTCTTTTTTATATTGTTTATTTGTTCAGGTGTCAGAAGGGTCAAGGCTTGGCGTGCTTTTTGGTTGCTATATCCATAATATTCCTTGACTACTTCCAAATCATTAACGGTTTCGGGTTTCATCCATTTAGAAAACCTTTTCCGCTTTCGTATGATATTTATAAAAAAATCAAATTGTAAACGATTTGGCGTATGGTGTAATCTGTTCATCTCATTTGCAAATAAAACTGTGTCATTGAAATATGATAGTCCACGATTTATCATGAAAGGATTGTATCCTTTTTCGGCGATATCGTCTACCATTATATCTTCTTTTGTGTTGTTTATCGCATTCAAATAATCAAAGGGATTCATCGTCGTATTGACTCCAAGGTCTTTGTACATATCTAAAGAAACAATATAGTAGAATAGAAACTATCATTTGCACTTCAAATGAAGTAAACCATCCTAATACGATAGCAGCAAGAAATGTGAGTATGAGACTCGTCTTGTCGGTGCTATCTAAAGTTTTCCACGCCTCCAACATAACTCTCGTAATCCAGTTTTTCTTCTAACATATCTCTTGTAAACTCTAGAGTATCAACTTCATTTAGATGAGAATTATTCCAATATAACTGTGGTACAGTTTTATGCCCACGAGTTTTTAGAAACTCTTTCGCCCAGTTCTGTTTTGTTATATCGATAATTTCAAAATCATATTTCCATTCTTTTAATTTCATTTTCATGATATCACAAAAGTCACAGTTTGGTTGAGTATATAATTGCATTCTAATTGAAATTGACATTTGCCATAACCTCCGTCAAACAAGCAACAACGTTAAGTTCGTGGTCTGCTACGAAAGCATTCTTATACTGGTATTCTGCCAAAATCAATACGAGTTGTGGAATAGACTGAGGCGAAACCTTATCACTCATACGATCATATATCGCACGAAAGATAGCAGACGCATCAGTATCTATATTATTTACAACCCAGTTTCGCATCTTTTTGAAATCTTTATTTTTCAGATGAGAAAATAGGTCATCAAAGTTTTTATCTTGTAAGTTACTCAGCACATTAGAATCAATGTTACCTGAGGCGATAGAATAACGTTGTAGTTCATTGAGTACTCGCCGCCAGTCGGGAGCGAACTTCATAATAAGTTCTACAATCGCTTTCTTATCATAAGGGATAGATTCTTGATTGAGCACGTGCTCGACTCTCCCAAGAAACTGTTGGCACAAACCGACCATATC